TGAATTTGTTGTACGCGAAGATGAATTACCTCGAGAACGTGGAGAGTATAAACGATGAACCTACACTATTCATTAGATGATGCACGTGATGCCGGTGATGCACCTTGGGACGATGTTGTACAAGATGATTTTCATGTTGCTATTTTTAAAGACAAGTATCCTGTAACAGAAGGACACTTGTTGTTTGTGCCTAAATACTCAGCTGTAGGTGTTATCGAAGATTGTTTTGCTGATGCACTTAGACTTGGTCAAGAAAAGGTCAACAGTGGTGAGTGGGACGGATTCAATATCGGTATGAATTGGGGGGAAGCAGCAGGGCAAACTGTTCCGTATCCCCATGTTCATTTGATTCCCAGACGCAAAGGTGATATGGAAGACCCCACAGGCGGTGTTCGCCACGTGATTCCGGAAAAGGGTAACTACAGAAAATGATAACTGTACATGTACCATGGAGTCCCAAGGCAGGTAGTATCCCAATTTGGGATGAAATCACTATAAGCATTATAGAACGATTTGGGTTACCTGGGGACAAATACACCACAGAGTTAACAGACAGCTACATGAACTTTCTATTTAAGGATGAGCGTGAAGGATTAATGTGTCAACTGTTGGTCAGCGACTATATATGAAAAATATCTTGATAGTCATTGTAGCATTTATAGCAGTGTTTTTGATTGTTATCAACAATTGGGAAGGAACTCCTGGTAGATATTACAATTGCAGAGATATAGATTTTCTTCCTGATGTACCTCCCCAAGTTAGAACAGAATGTAGAAAGATGATCAAAGAAAGATTAGAGCAACAACGTAAGCAAGAGCGAGATAGGTCAGATTCAATAATATGAATACCTGGACATTAACTGTTGAAGAAGATGGTATATTATCGTTACCACAGGATCTGCTTGATGCTGCAGGTTGGAAAGAGGGCGATTGCTTACATTGGATTGACAATCACGACGGGACTTGGCGGTTAATCAAAGAAGACTTGACAACTTTTATTAATAATGGTATAATAAACAATGACAACAACTAATACTAAAGGCTCATGGCCATTTGCTCCGAGCGATGTTCCGGAGCCAACTGCTGAAGAACTTGAAACACAGCGTCTAGCAGAACAGCAAAAACTTATTGAAGTTCTTAAATTCACACCACGCACATACAAAATTAGTATGTGGGGCTACGGTGGCGAAAAGGTTATGGGCACAGTAGACAAAAAGATTTGGGACTATTGTAATGATAATCAAGTCGACTTATCTGAAATTGCTTGGAGTGATGAAGATACTGTACAAGAAGAAATGGGGCTTGACCTAGACATGCTGCCATTTACACCAGGCTCGTGGTACGAGTGTGACGACATGGGACACATCAATGGTGTGAGTCGCGATGCAGGCACACTTCAAATCGAAGACGAAAATGGTAACACAGTACTGGAACGCTCTCTAGATAGTATCGACGGAACAGACATCGGTCTGTGTTGCAGTGACGAAGTATGGGCAGGATCAAAGCCCAAAGGCACAGTAGTGTTCATTGGTAGCAGTAATGAAAAAGGCACATTCTTTGAAGGCGAAATTGAACTTCGTGCACCTTTTGATATTGAAAAATTAGAATTAAACTACGATGAGTTCGATGGTGAAGATATTATTACCAGCGTAACCTACGACGGTGAGGATATTGACAACTGGGGCGGCAGCACAGACGGCAAGAGTTCAGACATGAACATGGTTTTGATTACAGACGACCAAGGCAATTGGGAACGCTATTCTCCAGAAGAAAAAGATTGGGGTCATCCTCCAATAGGAACAAGTCCAAGTGACTGGGAAAAGTCACCTAAGTTCAAGTTTGCCAAAGTTAAACCTACTGTGGAAGGTTGGTATAGTGCAGTGTGGCGCAACTTCGGAACTACCTACGGTACATTATATTGGAACGGTACAGAATTCGGCGAATGGGAATACGGACAGTTCAAACCGCAGTCAGGAGTTGATACTTGGCAGGGATATAACTGGGACACTGGTTCATGGGTTAATCAGCCACCAGAGCCAGTAGACGCACAATGCAGTGATAAGAAATGCGGGTGGACTGGTATGCGTAGCGATATGCGTGAAGATGACGACTATAACAATCATTGTCCGTTGTGTGATGGCACAGAATTTGAATGGATTGACTATGATCCAGACACCAAAGAAGGTCGTGCCAATCGTAAAAAGTATTGCAAAGAATGGGATCCAGCTGTGTCAATGGACCGAATTGTCAAAGCATTTCCGAATACAGAGGAAAATAAATGAGTAAAATTAAAATAGCAGAGCTGTTCTACAGCATACAAGGCGAAGGACGTTATATGGGTGTTCCTTCTGTTTTCTTGCGTACATTTGGGTGTAACTTCAAGTGTGCTGGCTTTGGCATGCCTCGTGGTGAAATCAGTCACGAGGCTACTGACATTGCGGCCACACACTCAATGATCGAATCATTTCAAACGTATGAAGAACTTCCGTTAGTTAGCACAGGCTGTGACAGCTATGCATCATGGATGCCAGAGTTTAAAGATCTTAGTCCGATGCTTACTTCAGATGCAATAGCAGAACGTATCATGGAAATCTTACCTTACAAGCGTTGGGAAGACGAACATCTTGTTATTACAGGCGGCGAACCGTTACTAGGTTGGCAACGTGCTTATCCAGATCTGTTGAATCATCCGAGCATGACAGGTCTTAAAGAAATTACGTTTGAAACAAACGGTACTCAGAAACTCACACCAGAGTTTAAAACATTCTTACAAGAGTGGAACCAGAATCCTCCATTTGTTTCTAGAGAAGTTACATTTTCAGTCAGTGCCAAACTCAGCTGTTCAGGCGAAGAAAGGCACGAAGCGATAAAGCCAGATGTTGTTTGTGAATATCAAGAAGTTGGTAATACCTATCTTAAGTTAGTTATTGCTACAGAAGAAGATGCTGAAGAAGCTCTAGAAACTCTAGATATATATCGAGCAGAAGGATTCACCGGACATTGTTATCTCATGCCTGTGGGCGGAGTTGAATCAGTGTACACGCTAAATAACCGTCGTGTAGCAGAATTAGCAATGAAACACGGACTTAGGTACAGTGATAGACTACAAGTGCCGTTATTTAAAAATGAGTGGGGAACATAATGAATAAATGGATTGAAAAATTATTTGGTATTGATAAGATCAGAGCAGAAGCTGAACGATCTGCAATCATCGCAGCCGAGGCTGCTGAAACAGCCAAAGCAGCCACTGCGGCTGCTGAACGTGCCACAGAAGCAGAAGCACAGGCTAAACTATCACCAAAAGAACGTGCAACACGCAAAAAAGAACCGTGGGTAGGTGTACTCGAAACACATGTCAACAAAGATAATGTGCGTAATGGCTTTTTTGAGCTTGACTGGAACGACCTTTTTGTGTTAAAATTAAAGCAAGAGGGATACGGTGAGGACGGGGATAAAGACGAAGAAATTATAGATCGTTGGTTCCGTGAACTGTGTGCCAATGTAGTAGTTGATGGTGATTTTGGCGGTCCTGTAAACACAGGCTTAATTGATATTAAAACAGTAAAGAAAGACAATCTATGACATATATCTTAGTTGATACAGCAAACACATTCTTTCGTGCTCGGCACGTTATCAACGGTGACGCTGATATTAAACTAGGCATGGCGTTTCATATTACTTTAAACAGCATTCGCAAAGCATGGCAGCAGTTCGAAGGTAGCCATGTTATCTTCTGCTTAGAGGGGCGTAGCTGGCGGAAAGATTACTATACTCCTTACAAAGCTCAACGTGCTGCTCAACGTGCTGCTCACACAGAACGTGAAGCAGACGAAGAAAAGATCTTCTGGGAAGCATTTGATACATTCAAAGACTTTATCGCAGAAAAGACCAACTGTACTGTGCTACAAAATCCACGCCTCGAAGCAGATGATTTAATTGCTGGTTGGATACAAACGCATCCAAATGACAAACATGTGATCATTAGCACAGACACAGACTTTGTTCAATTGATTGCACCCAATGTCACGCAGTACAACGGTGTCATGGAACATGTTATCACTGACAAAGGAATATTTGATGACAAAGGTAAAGCAGTCATTGACAAGAAAACACAAGAGCCTAAGCCCGCACCTAATCCAGAATGGCTATTGTTCGAAAAATGCATGCGTGGTGATACCAGTGATAATGTCTTCTCAGCGTATCCGGGTGTACGTACTAAAGGCACAAGCAAAAAAGTGGGTCTTACTGAAGCGTTCGAAGATCGTACAAGCAAAGGATATGCGTGGAACAATCTCATGCTTCAGAGATGGTCTGACCACAATGGTGTAGAACATCGTGTGTTAGAAGATTATGAACGCAATCGTCGACTTATCGATTTAACACATCAGCCTGATAACATCAAAGAGATAATTGTAAACACCATTACTACTGCTACTGCCGAACAAAAGAATGTGAGTCAAGTTGGTATAAGATTAATCAAGTTCTGTAATCTATGGGATTTGAAAAAGATTGCTGATCAGGCACAGAGTTATGCAGAACCACTTAATGCGAGATACGTCAATGAAACTCAAACTTTGTCAGTATGAAGACACCTGTGAAATTAAAACAGATACCTGTTGGGAGAACACAATGACAGACATACATGCTAAACCTATCATAGCAAATAAATTTTGGATTGTAGAAGCAAATGGCGAGAAGATTGCTACCTTGAGAAAGGATGATGATAACAGATTTTTTATGAGTAATGAGACAGGCGTAACAATTTACGAAACCAAAGATAG